AAGAATCAATTTTATCTTTAATTAAATTAGATTCAGAAATCAACACATCTTTATTTTTTTCAATTTGCTCCGTTTTCTTTATAAGAGATTTTTTAGATTTTAACAACACCCCCTTATCCATATTTGTAACAGGCACTTTAATTTTCTGAGACGATAGAGTTTCCGTCTCAATTTGTAACCCATCCATTTCTCTATCAAAGTCGTCAATCTGGGTTTGGGTTTCTAATAAATCAATATTATGTTTTTCTATATCAGTCTGTAACGATACTAACTGTTCTGTAAAATCTTCCCTGGAAAACTTCTTTAAAATTCCACAAAGCTCTTTACTTTCTTCATTAGCAACTCTTTCTAATTGCTCAAAAATATTCAACCCCATAAATTGATTGAGAAGAACTTTTCTCTCTGAATTAGACTTATCAATAAACAGCGAATTTCCAGTTTGTCCAGATAATGTTGTTAAAATAAAATCTTCATATGTACCAACAATAGAACGAATATTAGCATTAGTATCAAACCTATCTTCACCATTTAAAATAGTTGTAGTACCATCATCATTTTCTTTCCAAAAATCTACATCAACTTTAACAGCTCCCTTCTTATTTTTCTTTCCGATTCGTCTGATTACATAAACCTCACCATTTACATCAAAAGACAATTCACATTCAAATTTTTTCTTCCTAATATTCATAATGTGATCACCACGAAATGCTCGTGGAGTCTTATCAAACAAATTAAAACTAAGAGCCTCCATAGAAGAACTTTTACCACTGGCATTTGGAGCAAAAATTCCATTAGTTCCAAACATGTTCGTAAAATCTATAGTATTATTTTCACCAAAAGAAAATAGATTTGAAAATGTAAATCGAAGAGGTTTCCACCGAATGTTTCTAGATTGATCCGAATAATTAATCAAACCATTCACTCGTTTATTAATCTTCACAACCGACTCAATAGTTTCATCTGATATTATTGGGTAATTGGAAAGTATCCAATCTCGTATTAAGGAATTTTGAATATTAACATCACTGAGATCGCCGGTGTCAAATCTTTCTAATTGTGTTGACGGCGACTGTGGATCGGGTTTGCTTGGATTTATCGCGATATCTAGTAATTTATATTTCTTTCTTATAACAGCAATGATCTTCTTAAGTTTAGTATTTTCAATATTTGAAGCATATATTCTTAATCGAAGATTCTTAGGAAGATTGTCGGGTATAACTAATTTATTTAAATCTTCACTTTTTATTTCTATTGTCGCATATCCAGTATCACTCTTTAATTCACAAAATTCCATTTTACAAGATGGTATTTCCCAAACAACATACCCGTGACCATCTATTTTTTCACCATGATTCTGTTGAATTAAACTAGAAGAATAAACAACAATCGGCTGATTTTGTGATTTATTTCTTCTTTGCATAATTTGATGTGTGTGAATATCACCAAGCATAGCAATGTCAAATCCATCAAATTTACCAACCTCAACATGACGAGAACTAATCATAAAACGTGTATCTGTTTTTGCTCCATAAACAGGACCGTGATATAAAGCTATCTTTGTTTTAGCCGTCATGTCATCTACACTTGGCCAATTTTCAGGACTAGCATAAGCATCTATAATTGAAAATACAGCAAATTCAGCATCGGCTACTCTATAGATGTCACTTTCAGATAGATAATGTAAGTCTGGATAGTCAATGTTTTTGATAATCGGATACAGACTGTTCATCCGGTGGGGATTAGACAGATTTAAATCGTGGTTTCCATCAATGACCAATGTAGGAGCGATCTCCGCAAGATTTGATAAAAAATCTGAAGTTAGTTCGATCATTTCAGGAGACATGTCTAATTTAGCATGTAAAATATCTCCAACAACAACAATAACACCTTGATCTAGATCTATTTTCTTTAGTTGCTTATAAAGTTTTTTGAAAGCTTTTTTATATTCGCCGTGTCTTTGGAAAAGACGAATGTGAGTATCTGCTAAATGTACTACTCTATTTAACTTATCAAATTTAACATCAATTATTTTCATATATTATACAGTTTTGAACCTTGTACCAACAAGATCCACAAAGGTACTTTTAATTGCACCACCAATAACTTCCCATGATTTTTCAAAACCCAAATCACTAGGATCTTTATCTGTCGGTATAACCAATTTAACGTTTATATAAAAAGATTTCAAATACTGCTCAATTTTCATAGCTTCTTTTTGAGCATCTCTATCTAACATTACATAAACTTCAGGTGGTTTGGTTTTGATTAAAGTCTGTTTCAATTTATCAGACATAATCTTACCCAACAGTGGAATACAATTCCTTCTCACAGTAATTGCATCAAACATTCCCTCAACTAAAACCACAGGCATCTTCCAATTAATTAAATTTTCAAATATAATATTGTTTCTAGATGCTGGGGGGTTTTTGTATTTAATCGGGGAGTCATAATAACATCTGGAAACGAAGTAATTTAACTTCATTTCATTGTCATATGAAGGAATGATAATTCGTGATTTATATAATCCATCTTCACAATATCCAATCTGATGCCGATAGATATCATATTTGGTTAAACCACGATCTTTAAGAAATTTAATAGCATTGGGATATTCAAAACCCCCACTTGGTCGCCAAAGGGGTTTGTATTCTCTAGGTAGGGAAATTTTTCTAGTATTCTCATCTTTATGTTCTTTCTTATAAGAAAAATCTTCATGGTCCTGAAGAACATCTTTGATTTCTTTTCGAGAATATCCAAGACGATATAAAAGTGTAGAAAATCGCTTACCGCTCTCATCACAAACCCAACACTTCCAAAAACCCATTCGCTTTCCGAAGTTTATGGATAATTTTGGTTTGTGGTGATAACAAAATGGGCAAATAAACAACCGTTCATCTTTAGTTGACTTCGTAGAAGACCCAATAACACTTTCTATTAACAGTAATATATCATTCATGTAGATAATCTATAAGAATTAACACAGTTTGTCAAGTGTCTAACGCTCGATTGTTGTTTAATTCCAACAACTTTAGTAAATGGTCGAATTCAACAACCGCATAAACCTTACTTCTATTCCTTTTAAAAACCAAAATAGGTTCGTGTCCTTTACTATTACCATCCGCTTGATTCAATGCTTGCCAAATATTAAGTCTTTCTTGGGATTTACATTCAAACGAATAGGGAATGGATCGACGGGCCGCTGGGGAAAGCTTTACATCTTCACCACTTTCTCCCATGATAGCTGGCTTAATATCGTCTTGTTCTAGGTGGGAAAACCGTTCCAACAACAAATTACATACTTCTTGCTGTAACCGTCTCCCCTTAGCCTTGCGGCTACGAGGTGTAATTGGCATTTTTATAACCTTTTATTATTTTTCAGAAGCAGCGTGCTGATATATCGTTCCAGGGGCATTTAAATTCTGATTTACATAGTGTGAATCGACATTTGATCTATTATACTTGTGATGACTATTAGCCAAATCTACAATTTCTTGATTATAGTGTGATAATGCACCTTTCGTAAAATTCCCAACCGTATCATCATCAGCATTAGAAAGTGTTACAGTTGTGTCACCCGTATCTCTTGGTGTAAAATTATCTTGATATGTAGATTCTCTATCAAAAAAATTAACTGCTGTTGTTTGATCTCCCGCTGCTTGACTGCGCGCATCAACAACGATTGGAGCTGTTGATTCTTCATATTTCTTTAACATATCTGACATTTAATTTCTCCTTATTCGTCAAACTTAATAACAAAAGTTTGATCACTGTATTTCATTCTAGTTATTGGTTTTGATAATTTAGCTACTGCTAACATTTCATTAGAATCGTTATATAACCCCAATGTTGTTACATAGGGTAACGCCGAACCACTATCCATATACTCATTGAAACTTCCTATGCCTGATGATGCAGTTTCAAAAACTGTCGGGTTAAGCGTTACATTATATTCCGATGGTTGAATCTTACAAGTTACCGTATGTTCATAAATATTAACAATTGATTGGAAAGTGGATGTAACAACTGCAGTATCAAGAATAGAAATTCCGTCTGCGGATATAAAACTAGTAGCACTAGCAGTAATGTTTCGTTGAACAGTAGCAATTCCATGATTATAAGAAATGTTACCAACAACAGATCCCGTTTTATTTAATTTAAGTTTTCCAGTGCCATCATCTTGAACATTCAAAGAGCTACCAGCTAATTCAATTTTAAATGTATCTGGTTTAATTCCCTCTCCAGTAAAATTTGAACCAACATTCCACACAAACATTGAACCGGATGGATAAAATTCATAAGCATTATTTGATGAAGCAGACGCTTCTCCAACATAAAAATACTTTTTAACAGAATTAAACAATGGGTAAGAATGAAATCCACCGTCTGTGATACCACCCAAGAATTGAGTGGTGCCAGTTGGATAATTTGTTGGGGGTTCGTTAGCAAGATTAATACTAAATCCTGAACCACTTAGGGAGATCGATCCAGAAGTCCATGCGAAACTATGACTAGCGTTGGCCTCAAAGGGTTCAGCTATATGATTTCCGCCACCGATCTGTTTAAAGACGGACATTTAAATCTCCAATTAGAAATCCAATCGGACTCTAAGCAAAGCTTCCTTGGAGAATGATTTCTCTAACGGGCGACTCAGTTTAGCAACCGCTAATAGTTCATTTGAATCGTTATACAATCCAACGGTTGTTACATAAACTTTAGGATCATTTTCAAAATCTTGATTAGATAATTGACCATTCGATCCCGTAGCAAATGATGGATTGTTTGAATAATTGAATTCCTTATTATTAAGCCGTAGGAAATAATGATTTGAAGAAATAATTTCAGCAGAACGAGCTGTAAAAGCGGTGTCCTGCGCTCCAAGTACCATACTACGATATAATCCGTGCCAATTATATTGATCTTGGTAAACTCCTCCCGTTCCTGCTAATGACCCCGTAAATGGTGCTCGTGGAATCGTATTAGTTGAACTTGAAGCACTTATAAATACAGCAGCTGAGGAAGTGTTTTCACCTGCACCTGTTGAGTTATCCATAATATGACCAAGAGATCCAGTTCTAGCCTTAAATCCTACATGTGCACCAATTACATCTGCATTTAAAATAATAATACCTTTTTGTGGATAGAATAATCCAAATCCCTTAGCAGTTGCAGCGGATGATGTAGAACTGGTGGATACAACAGTACTTCCTTGGGTTCCGGTAAGAGAACCAGAAGCAACATTAAAGACTAATCCGTTCTTTGCAAACGATCTTTTGGTTCCAAGAGTTTGTGAACTGTCATCAATAAAATGGAAAGCTCCTTCTGAACCACTCAGGGTAAGTTGCCAATTACCAGAATCAACATATCCCTTATAACGAGATCTTGAAATAACAATAGCATAAATTTGATTAGATGTTGAAGAATTAGCAAAGGAAAATTGTGTATCGGTTGACTCTAAAAGTAAATTCTTTAACTGAAGATAAACAGCCTGAGCAGACCGAGTTGATGTGTTTTGTTGAGTTAACGTTGGAGAACCCGATCCAAAGCGATTGCCATATCCTAGTGAAAATTGAACAGCAGCGGATGAAGTGGTTGCGGGGTCTGCATTATAAACATCAATAAAATATTTTGAATTAGCTTTTGCTATTTGAGTATCCGAAGTATAAAGGGTACTTAACGATCCTGTATCTCCAGTCCACAATCCTGTAGTCGTTTCTTGTGAAATGAAACTTCTATCATCTGCGGTAATCCTTTTGTAAATTTGTGCCATTTTTTACCTCAAGTTAGTTTATTTTAAAATAGTCATTAAGTTGTAGGATTGATCGTAAGTGACATTGTTTTTGTCACTCCAGATTCATTACCAAAAATTGTAATTTTTGTATTTCTCTGTGCAGTTACGTTCTTTGGGTGAATTATAAAAGATTTTCCAGCCTTAACAACAGTTGATGAAAAATTAATAAGAGGATTCACTGCAACATTAGATGCGCTTGTATAATTCGCAGCGGCAGCCAGTCCTTGATCAATTTCTATTCTTGCAGCCTCTTCATCAAATAGAATTATAGTATATCCTTGAATACTATCAAGAGTGGTGGAGGGATCGACAGATCCCCCAGACGTTAAATGCACTATGGTTTTTGGTGTAATGCCGTATGTTTCCGTCAATGAATCTAATGTTATTGAAGTTTGCTCAAGACCTTTTCCAGCAAGTACTGGAAGTCTCTTGAGTCCCACATCCATAGATGTTAATTTATAACGCATTGTTTGGGATTCGTCTGGAATTGCTTCTAAAACAGGCATCGACTCAATAATATTTGAATAATATGTTGATCCTAGTGGATGAGCGGTATTATATAATGAATAATCAATCTCATCATCGGATACTGCAAATTTTGTAATATTAAATGCGTCTCTTCCTTGTCCTAAACGTTCTCGACCCTTTTTGGTGAGAACTGCGTCAACTGTAATTACAGTATTGTCAAGATATGCCATATTTTAATGTCTCCTATGGGTTCTAATATAAGTATTATCTAATTTCATTTTAAAAGATTTTCAATTAAAACGGGCCGCGTGATCTAGAAATCTTCATCTATTCGTGGTGGTGGTGGTGGCCTCCACCACCACTTGCACGGTCTGTACCACCAACCCGAATCGTCTGAACGTTAATATCAAACACTTCAAATGGTTGTCCTACATCAACGGTTGTAGTTGCTGTATTTAATGTTCCCTCATATGTTCTCCGTCTAGCTCCAATTGAATTATCTCTAAAAAATATAAAGTGTTTTCTTGTATATTCTTTTGGCAATGAATCATATCTTGCAACATGTGTCACAATTTTTTTGGCAGCAGCATCACCAGTAACAGTAGTAGTACAAGTGTGTACGAAGGAATTTCCATCACTGTCTGTAAATGTAAGATCAACTGTACCAGCTGCCACGGCGACCGCACTCATTACAAAAGTAGTTGTATTTGTTATACTTGATATCGTTGTGTCAGCTGACACTCCCGTACCACTTACCGTTAACCCTGGAACTATTATATTTTTGAGTACAGAAACATTATCTGTATCGTCACCAACATATGCAAATCTAGCCAATTTTTGATACCATTGACTGTTATATTTTAAAGGTACCCAATTACCTACATCAATTTGGGGTGGGTGCATACTTTGAAATGCAGATGCTCTATTCGTTTGAGGTTGACATACATAATATTTTCCATTACGAGACAAGTCACTTCCAGAACTATATGTCGATCCACTAAGATATAATTTCGTTCCTATTGGTTGTAGAACAACATCTCCTAAATTATAAGAATTACTACGAATCCACCCAGAACTGGTAACATTTGGAGCAGCTAGCATCCACGATTGTGTAACTGGTAGATATCTTATAGCATCAATATAAGTAAGGCCTGTGGGATGAGCAAAGTAAGTATATGCGCCTACATTATCCGGTGTAAAATCATCTATTGGTCTATATGAAATCGGGGGCAGTCCCGGCACAAGAGCATCATCGCCACCATATACAGACGGCAACGTGGGGAATGATCCATCTCCTCGTTGGACACGATCTAGATCTTTATTAGGTCGAACAATACTACCATTCAAAGAATTAAACCCACTTTGATCATATCCATGTTCAGCCGATACAGCAAATGTTGCGGAAACAGTAGTTCCGGCAGTATAATCTGACACTGACAAACTTGAATCAACACTAGAATAATCAGCTTGGAGGTCATTTACGAAAGAAGAAGTAATTGAAAGCACTGGATCGAATGATCTAATCACATCCTTATCAGTAGCAGATGTAATAGCATTATTTGTTCTTCGCGTATTCTCTCCCCCCATCTTAATGGTTTCTCTTCCTCTTAGTTTATTTCTATTTAAAATTGGAGAACGAATAACAATTCCATCTGTAATTTTAGCGCGAGCTGGGAAATAATCCTTTATAGTTTCACCAAACAGATGCAAAAACTTATCAAAAAATCTAATAAAAGCATTATAATCTATTGTTGGTGCTAAATCCGTTACAAACGTTTGTTCAATAGTATCTAATAAGGGATAATTATCAGCATTTCTATCAATCCCGCGACCAATAAAATCACCTAAATTAATATTACCATACGAACGAATAACATCTCTGTCCACAGCATCTAATGGTGATATAGATATATCTACATTGGTTGATCCCATGCTACTTGTTTGGAATTTTTTATCAATATGCGTTAACGTTGATGTTCTACTCAACGATCCAGATAACGGTGGTGCTGGTGCAATTCGTATCATATCAGTAGTTCGTGTACTTGACCCTACCTTATATGAATTTTCAATGACCGTTCTAATACTTCTCTTAGATTGATACATGGGGGATGATCCAACACTAAATGCAATTCCATCTGCATTGTCCGTACTGCTAGCAATAGTGGCTATGTTCGTGGTCCCAGGCTCGGAGCCGTCTTTGTTCTTATATGGTGTAGTATTGTGCACATATCCATCATCTTCAACATCATTAGGTAAATTAAATGATAATCTAACATAAAGATTTTGTAATGAAGAACTATAAGTATTTCCCGCGAACATACCTGGGTTTTCTGCAAACTCAACAAACTTTCCGTCGTTGATTTGTTCTCCCCACAGTCTAAATTCGTCTAAACTAGCACTGAGATGATAGCCAACACTAGATGATTTTGCTGGTGAACCGATATAAACATGCGATAACGATCCCCAATCAGCACTCATACTTGGTGCTGACTCCTGTAAAGATTGACTAACAGTTGTTTCTTCATTCTCTATTTTTCTAACATTAAGTTTAACACCAGCAGCATCATATTTCAACTGTACACTAACAGGATTTTCATCAAACACATCAAAATAATCACTTGCAACCACACTGGTCGATCCTGAAACCAAGTCCAGCCGACCAGTATTTGTATAATATGTGTTAGTAGCTGCAGATGGGTGTCGTTCAACATTTAATCTATATGAAGATGAAGGCTCAAAATTTAATATTGTTTGATTTCTAGCATCCAACAATGAAAATCTTGCTTGTATTGTTTTTGGTTGTCTTAAACTAGCAGAAAATGGAACAACTAGCCACGAACCGCTATTAAAATTTAAACCAAAATCTTGTTCAGTTGTTGTCACCTTAACGGGTTCAATTGTAGTATATGCTCCCTTTAGAGATTCGCGAACTGTAATTAAATTCGGGTTAATTCCAAAGACATTGAGTAATGAATTTATAGATTGTTTTGTTCCTTTTGATTTCAATAAGAACGGCAAAGCATGAACATATCTATTATAATATTCATCAGCTATTTTTTTATAAGAAACAGATCCCGTATTATCTCCAGAAATATATCTAACCAACCCCTCGACACTAGAAATACTTGGAATACTCACACCAAATGATTGTATTACATTAGCCGCCATAGGTGCTGATATTTCTTTATCTATTTTTGGATATCTAGAAGACAAGTTTTCCAAATTTTTAATATAAATTTTAATATTATCAAAATGGTGACCAATTAAATCGGTAAATGTTACAAAATCAACCGAATCTTCGTCATCCCACAAATAATCTGGAATATTTTCTGTTAATCTATTTTTATTATTTGCGTCATAATAGGTTGTTATAGCACTCATCTCATCATACCAATCGGACGAATCATCATGTGTTGTTGCAAGTGGCAGTCCCAAGATCTTCGGATAGGTATAATCAGCTTTATATTGATTATTTCTGTCAAAATTCGATTCATCAGAAGCTGAATATGGAAGATTAGATTCAAACCACAACTCACTTTCATATCCATCAAAATTTCTAACTAATTCTTGTATTTGTTTTGAAACTTGCTTTGATGTATCAACAAAGTCAATAGTTGAAGATCCACTTGTAGAAGACAGGATGTCATATACCGCTGAAGATCCCGTTCCAAAGTCTGACCCTACGTTTTGGGACAAGGTGGTAGTTCCATTCGCAGCGACCACCAATGTTCCGAAAACAGTATCATATGATCCCGATTCAGCAGCTGAGCCGGAAATATTTAAATTTTCAACAAATACCGGAGATATTTTATTAAATCTTGTATTTTATCTAACTTGGCCTTAAAGACATCAATTCTCTTTTGAGCAGATCCAAATGTCACAAAATTTTCAAAATTTGAATAATCTGCATTTATCTCCATAGACTTTAAAGTCACATTATAATAATTTTCTAATACTTGATTTGAAACAAAATTAGAATAACTTGAACTTACATTCAATTCCCCAGATCCTCCAGCTATGTCTGGAATTAAATCTACTAATCTTCCTGTTACTTTATTTTGGGTTCCAAGTTTATGCGTGGATATAGCCGGTCTTAACTCTGGTACAATGAATCCAACTTCAACAGGTAAAAATTTAATTACATCAAAAACTGGATTTTGTATTTCTCTAACTACCATAGCCCGGCGACCAACTTGATATCCAGTGGGAAGTACATTTTTAAGACGAAGGGCTACTTTATTTCCTCCTGCTCGTTTCCAATTTATAATTTGAAGTTGTTCATTACTCATACCTTCTGGCAACTCACTACCTTTATCAAAATTAAGAAGAGTTTTTCCATATCTTAATTGATCATAATAATCCTCAAAATATGGTTGCATTAGCTCTGTAATAGTCCGAGCTAAAATGGTTCGTATGGGAATTTGATTATAGTCGCAATTAAACTTTAAATTAACTACAAAATCAAACTCAGTGACCAGTTCGGTCGCAGTGGGTGTGACAACATGTGTGATAACAGGTGGTTGAGGATATTCACAAGTACCGTCATTTGTGGTTGCATTAGGATTATAATTCAGTGCATCTGGATCGGTACACCCTAATATTTGAAAAACAGGAGTAATAGGAAATGACGCGGCGTGGTCAAGTTCAATAATTCCGCGGTTGCGCGATCGTGCATCATGTGTTGCTCGAATTTTTACAACTTGAGTTGCGGTTGGATTAATAGATGTGACTTTAGCCTTATTCCCAGATGTAGTAAGGCTCTCAACACGAATCAACCCTGGAGCTGTCGAGTTCCAGTTGATCTTTAGTGCTGGAATTATATCATTATTATCATCTAAAACCTGAGCTGTAATTGTTTTTGTCTGTCCCGCTTCTGTAAACTTTAAAGTCTCATCAGTAAGCGGTCCACCGAACTCACCAAACAGCTGAATATGGTTGGGTAATGGAGCGGCGGGTGGGCGACCGGGGTCAGGTGGTCGTGGGCGACCGGGGTCAGGTGGGTCGCCGGGGTCCGATGATTGAAAATATTCACAAGTACCGTCATCTGCGGTTGCATTAGGATTATAATTCAGTGCATTTGGATCGGTACACCCGTTTACGGGGCGGCTGCCTCCGCTTTTCCACTTATTCCTGGGGAGCCCCCCTTTGAGCTCGGGGTCGTCCGGAGCATCGGGGCCTTCTTCCGCGGGAGGATCGCCCCCATTAAGGATTTCACCGAATCGGAAGCCTTCATCACGGTGATAAGGCATTAGAAGCGCTCACAGCTGGTCGAGACGGTTCCAATGGATGACCATAGCGTCGCGACGCCGGGGTCGTTGTATCTGATACGATATTCATAGGTTTTGCCAGGATCGCGATTGTGGACGGTCAGATTGGACGAGCCCGCTCCGATGGTGCCACCGACATCGTCCCACGATCCAGCGTTGACCCGCTCCTGTAGCGTGGCCGTGGATGGCCCGACCATCGTGACATTCACTCTTATATTGATGTTGCCCGTTTGGTCCATGTAGCACTCGTCTGGCCGCTCCTTCTGGAAGACCCCATTCATAACAGGACTCAACACGGGCAGAGCGGCGCCTTCTGCCCATAGTCTTAACGTAACTTCAAGTGGCTGACCCCCTTGATCTTTATACCTTTCGTTTACTGTTACTATAAACGTAGCAGGTTGTAGCAAGAGCGGATGCGTATTGGTCCCGCCGACGATCTCCCAGCCGCCTGGCACCATTTGAAAAACCAACTTTGATCCTTCTGAAGCTTGTTCGTCAAACTTAACTAGATGTCCAGACCGTACATCGGCTGCCTTGACGGAAAATCCGTCCACCGGATGCATTCTTGTTTGTATTCGGGAGTCAGCATCTATCTCTTGGAAAGATACGTTAACTTCTTCTGTATCACTGTTGGGCTGGAACGTCGCAGTTGGTGGGGCGATCCCAAGTTCATACCAAGGCGCCGCGGGGGGATATACACAAAGATTCTGATTGTGGATGTGAGTCGGATCATCATCATAATTCAATGCAGTCTCGTCCCTGCACCCGAACACCTCTTCTGGATCATATCTACAAAGATTCTGATCGTGGATGTGAGTCGGATCACCATCATAATTCGCTGCATCGACATCCCTGCACCCGTACACCACTGGCGGCCCTTGGGATTCTTCTGTTGCTTTAATCAATCCTCTAAAGGTTATATTATTAGATTGACGATTTAATATGTCGTGAACAACCTTAACTGTAAATTGAAACGTACCGCTTTCGCTAATATAAACAGGAGCATCTATGGACGTTACTTCATCGGCCAAACAAAATCTCAATGGTCCCGTATGAGAAAATTCTAGTTTTAGGGTGTCCGTAGATTTATCTGAACTTGTATAATCAATCACATAGGGACCACTAACAATATCCTCTTCATATGGCGCATCCCAAGAACATCTTTCTAGTTCTAGCAATAGCGGAGGGCTAATCGTGAATGGCATTTATTCCTCACTCATTTATTGATTCAAAAAAAGTTGTCCGTTTTCAGGAAACTTACTTAAATGGGAATTTGTATTAGATAATGAACCAAGAACTTCCCTAAGTTTGTTTCCTAAAAATGCTTGAAAATTATTATCAGTTATTCTAAATCTTTTAGCTTCTATCTCACCATCCACCCAAGTTTTTATTTCACCAAATATATCTTTAACAACATTTCTTAATACATCCTCAACTAGTTCGCGATGATTTTCTTCAATATAATTCCATGTAAGTGTATCCACCCGCAATTGCTCAAGAATGTTATTCATTAAGGTTTCATACTTATTTTCATCAAGTGGTTTATGCGTTTCAAATGCATGGCCCAAAATATATTTAAAATCTTTTACAAAAATAGATGTATCAACAAACTGTTGAAACTGTGTTTGATCAACCGAAGTAGTAGATATCGGCTCTAGAAGTAATTCTTGTCTAGTATCAGAAATTTGTGCAATTTTCCAATTAGTTGCACTCTGTTGACCCCCATCAGCTGTAGATTTGGTATACTGTCCGATCTCTTTTGAAAAGAAATTAATTATTAAATTATATGTACCGGGAGCTAAATCACTAAGATATTTTGAATAAAGACTAGTTTCTGGATTTTCTGGACGCCAAAGCTCCAAACCCAACTGCAATGTCTCATAAGCAGTATCTCCATGATGTCTCCGACGCGCGCGATCTCTAACCAGAAGATAATTTTCTGAAAATGGGATCACTACACTTTTTACCAATTCATTAGTACCTCTAGTATAAAAGTGTAATTCAAGAAACTCATTACTAAGATCCAGCCCCAACTCACCATCAGCAACTACTTTAGAAACAATCTCATCATTAGGATTAGCAAATCTAAAAATAGTTTCTTCTATCTTTGCAAGATCTCCAGTAGCAATACTTCCTATATCTTCTGCATAATTTTGTGGATAGGGCATTATTAAAATTCCTGAAATGCGGTGGGCTCAGCGCGATTAAAAAATACTGAAGGGACTGTTTCAATTGTATTTGTTTGAATGTTTAACATTTGTATTGGCACCTTCTTTTCACTATTGCCCTTTATGTATAATTTTTTAATCCTTGTTGGATATTCTTTAAGATCATAAATGTAAGTTCTCTGATTTTCACCATCAACATGAAATTTTTCAATAAACCTCAATTTATTTTCAAGCTCAAATTCAGAATAAAATACATCATTAAGTTCTGACCATTGAAGTCGTGGTCCTACCCAACTACTTGTCATTTATTACACTACCTTAAATCTAAAGGGTCTGGAAAAATAAACCTCACTACTTAATGTAACCTTTAAACTTAATTCATAAAATCTATTTTTGTATAATGGTTTTGTATCAACCATTACATAAGAACCAGTAGCGTCACAATCAATATGAGAATAAGCATCAAATGGAACAATAGTTGTACCAGATCCAGCATCTACTATAGTGTAAATAGATCCAGATGGTAAATAATATCTATTATCAAATCGTCTGGTATTTGCAAAGGTTTTTGCGGGATACCGATCCCTAACCGTAAAGCGCATTTTTGCTACTTCACCAGCTTTATAATCAGCCTTCATATTTCTTGGAGCAATCTCAACATCAAGTGAAGTTAGTGTTTTCAAATTTCCAGTAGCAAATGATTGATTTAACCAAGCAAATTCTAATGTTGGAGCGTGTACGGTATGAGTTTGCCTTGAGAAAAATTTAATATTTCCTACATTTTTAATATTAGTTGCTGAACTACCCGAATATGTCATCAATAGCCCATGATTACTAGTTACTGATCCACCAGATGCAGAAACCATAGGTTGGATAATGGGGGTAACATTTATTCTAAATTCATCATTTACAATATCTGCAACCGAAGCACTAACCACAGGTGTTAAATTATAATCACCTCCAGTTGTAGTCCAATTAGAACCAGATGCATATGCAGTCCATGTACTCCCATCATCAGATTTGATAGGACTTTGTTCAAAATATCCTGACCCTTCTTCCCAAGAACGAGAAGCCGGATAAACATAAACTAATTGATTTTGATTCAATTTCGTAGCATTAGCTACTTTTAAATTCAAATATGCATTAGACGTTGTTGGTGCTCCGACAAGATCAGTTAAAGTAAATTTAATCAAAGATTTAACTTGACCATTGACAATCTCTAATGTATCTTGTTTTTTACCAACTTCTAAAATTTCATCATGGCCAGTATTTAGATTAGCATATCTCTCATAAATGCTCGTATCTGAGCTGGCGGTTATGTATACCCTACTCATTGTACTGCGGACCCCACGATATCAGTTTGTGGGTATCGTAATTCAAAAATACAAGGATCGGCTGAAGGATAAATAACTCTATCCTTTGTGTTTGCTGCTATATTGTATGAATATGTAGGATAATCGCTTCCATCTTGCTGTTGCCATTTGTTTACAAATGTTAAATTTGTTACAGACTGAACACCGTCTACGTTTGCGATTTTTACCAACAAATCATCTGTTATTATAGGTTGGTTTATTTGCCAATCATCAATATTAAAATATTTTCTAATTGTATCACTACACCTAACCAACGTATCGGTGGTATTAGATCCCTTATAAACAACAATGGAATAATTAATACCGATACATACCCTAAAAGCGTCTACAATATTAATTCTCTCAGTTAATATTCGATAACCTTTCAAAAATTGTTTTATATTTAATTTAACCGAATTGTTTATTGTAGTTAATCTATTATTAGAATCAAGTCCCAGCACATACAAATTAATATTTGTATTAATTGGAGAATCATCAACATAATTAACATCATCTTCTGGGTCTATTGACTCAATACTCTGTTGTTCTTCTTTGGTATATTTAACTACAGCATTAATAGCATCGTCTTTTATTACAAATGCTTTATGTACAGTCCCATATTTCGCGGGCATAGATAATACTCTTTTTTCATAATCTGTAGATGTCACTATGCGACTTTGAGCATTTATATATCCCATAGCAGATTGTCTGATTTGTTCAACACTTGGAGGACTCCCTCCTCCACTAGCAGCTTCATCATTAATAACAGTTACACTAGATAACATTGTTCTATAAACAGCTTGATCTGCTGTAGAAAGAATTCTGGTTTCATTTCCTGTACTAAGATTGCTGATTTTATTAATTAATCCCGATCCAACATTTGAAGTTACTCCACCAGCTATTCTGTAGGTAATGGTTAATGTTGTATTACCTGGGGCTAATCCAAACGAATTACCAGTTGTAAAATTAAGAGTATCTAAAGCAACGTTTGTCATGTTCTGTAAATAATTCGTATCATAAACAGATTTATAATCTGGATTTTCATAAACATCTGACAAATCGCCGGTTCCACCCCCAAAAATCAATTCAGTTTTTAAATTTCTATTTAATCTTACAACAAACCTTCTATTTGTTTTAATTGTTTTAAGTTTATAAAACGGGACAACAGCAGTAGAACTTGGACTAGCTACTGTATCTTGAAAAATATAATCCTGAGACAAATTATCAACTTGATGCCAAGTATTTCCTTCAGCGTCTACTACTGATTTAATATCTACAACATTTGCTCCTGGCACTTCAATTTTTAAAAACTTAGTTGGTGTTGTAATAACTCGTTCAATAGTTTTTTCTGTTCCTGAAATGGTTTTTATAGGTTTCGATACCAAGTAAAAGTCCGGCAATCCCGTATCTACAAGAGAAAACGGTCTTACATCTCTATTAGTTGCGTCTCCAAAATCACAAATATCTTTTGTAATAAAGGTTCCAACATCATTTTGTGTCGAAACTGCGAAAGAAGTTCCTGGCAAAAATCTTGGAAGATATTTTGTTTCTAAATTTCCTTCTGAGTCGGCTGGAATCAAAGCAGACATTGATACTGTACAAAACGCAGGAGTTACTAATCGGGGTTTATATCCAAACCCCTGAGCCAAGGAAACAAGATTTTCCTTTTCTTCAGCGTGTGCTAATAGGTTCTCCTTAAAAGAATGATCTGTATAATAAGAAAGAACATCTCCAATATAAGACGATAAATCAAGAAAAATACTTCCAGGGGAAGCATCACTAAAATCTTGATATGTGTCTGAAAAATAAAATTTAGTGAATTCAATTAAACTTTTCTTGAAATCCGAATAATCTTTATTCAAATATTTTACTTGTTTTCTATCAATTCGTTTATCTAATACAACATCAGATACTTGATTAATTGCCATTTATAATCCTCAAATTTGAATCAAAACTTCATCTGTTAAGTCGGGGGTTTCTATCAATCTATAACTCATATAAATTTTTGCTGTATATCTGTCTTTATCTTCCTCGGTGGTACTTATTTCAAAATTTTCTAATTCAATATAAGGCATCCACTCAGCAACAGCTTCTTCTACTGTTCTTTTAGCTTCAGAATATAAATCATCATCATTAAGATCAAAAATAACTCGATGAATATCACACCCAAATGTTAAATTTCCCGTCCGTTCTCCCTTCATAGTGGAAACCAAATTAATAAAATTACTTTTTATTTGTGTCATCAGATCATTGGACATTTCAAAATATCCACTATCTGCTCGTCTAAGAGGAAGGGTAAATCCTATTGGCACCTCACACTCCCATCTTCTTCATTACTTGACTATAATCCTTATTAATAGCGTCTAGAACCTCTTCGTGATCACTTGTTATCGTAGTACCCTCAAACGTCTTCGGCAGTCCGCCTTGGGGGCCTACCGCTACATTAGAGGTGTTTAAAAGGGGATCTTGTCCGGTTCCAAGTTTTTGTTGAAACATTTGTCTAAGATTAGCCTTGGCAAGTTCTGCCCCTTCATTAATTTTAGAACTTTTTTCTATATTAGAAGTTTTTTGAGCAGTCATAATGTCAAAAAGTTCAGCCTTAATTTCCTTAAGAATCTGTTCTTTTTGAGCAATCATCTCTTGTTCAACTATCTCTTTCACTAACTTTTTAAAATCTTTAATTTTCATGTTACCTCCACGCTTACTAATAAATAGTTTCAATACTTTTATTTTTCAATTTTTACCAAATCACTACTAATATCATCTAAATCCACCTTTATAATTTCAAGCATGGGTTTAAGTCCAGTTGCAGAAACAAATGGACCCATAGAAGTATAAGCACCCGTTGTTACAAGTGCTTTAAACAGTTTTTTAAATACCTCAATTACTTTTTCTGCAAGCGCGACGGTAAATTCTTCCTCACGCGCTGCTCCATATTTAGCTGGAAGGTGAGCGGAATCTGACAAAAGATGAATTTGTTTTCCACCTATAACAAAATCCTTACCAGTATCAAGTATTGTATCTCCATTTGTTAGAGATATAAAATCTTGGTGAGCAGAAAGAATTATATTATCTGTTTTTGCATTCAAAACCAATCTACCACTATTCAATAAAGATTGGTTGCCTGATAAAGTTGTGAGTTTATTATCATCTCTTGACATAGGAAATTTATTTGGTAATTTATTAGAAGATCGAAAATATACATCATCATTACTTGCAAATTTAAAATTAATCATTTGATTACTTGATAATACAAATGACGAAGAATCTAAATTAATATCTTCTACAATTAAACCCAAGGTAGAAGTTGTTGATGTGTTAGGCGTATCCCGTTCACCAACACGCATGATTATAATCGGATCATTGTTTTTTGGTTTTGTTGGGCCCAAAATACTTCTACCTTCTGCGGTCCCGGGCACAGTTTTTTGATTTAATGCACTTTCCAACTGTGAAGAACTAAATCGTAACGTTGCTCCATAACGATTTTGAATAATAACATCACCATCAAAATGTTTTAAAGTATGAAGTGATTCTCTTTCTTGATAATTTGTATTCTCAAAATGTTCTGATGGTACTGCTGAAGAATGTTGCATAACATTTTCTTTTGATGCAGCTACATTACGATTTTTATCTTGAGGGGTTTTAGCAGGATTTAACCTAGATAATATATTTGAAAATGAATTATATTGTAATTTATTATTAATGTTTATTCTACGAGAATAAAAAGGTATGCCCAATACCTTCTGAATAAATACAATTTCTCCGATTAAAGGATATGATTGTACATCCATATCTAATCAAGAAGCGTAAAATGAATTATCTGCAGAATCAAGATGTCCGCCCCATCCTACATATTTAAAACGAACAGTTCCTACATTAAATCCAGTATTGGAATAGTCTTCGTGTTCTTCGTTGGTAATAACATCCAATACCGCAGCAAGACTTAAAGCTAGTCCTTGGGATTTTTGGCCTTCGGAAATAGAGCTATCCCAAGGCATTATCCAACCTTAAGTCGTGTTAGTTCATCCTCAACTTCTGTTGTTTCTTGTTGTAAATCATCTATTTCTAATTTGATATTACTCAACAGCTGTTGTTTCTCTTCTTCTGTCAAGAGTTCTGTAGAACTAACAGTTTTTGTCCCGATAGCGATTGCTCTTTGAGCAATTTGTGCGATTCGCACGATGTGTTCATCGTTCCTAACATTAACATCCATAAAATCCTTAATAATAGGAGAAATGACTGCTGCATCTTCGGGGGTTCTTATTTGTCGAACGAGCTTAGTAACAAATGTATTTATCTGTTCTCGTTTACTCTCAGTATTTTTATAAATGTCTTTAAAAACATCAGAAAGTGTCTTGTCATCAAAAATAATATATTCCATAGTATTGCCTCCTTTATTATAACTATTTAATTTTTAAAATAATCGTGAATCATGCCAGTATTTTTATATTCTTCATATTGTTTATCTTTAATTTCCTTAACTTGTTTTACAATTTTTGTAATATGTGAAGTTTCACAATCTGTAATTTCTCTAATCATTAAATAAATAGCTTTCTTATTAAAATTATGAATCATATGTGCACGTTTTAATAATTCCAAAATAGCATAAGCTATTCCCAAATCTCGCTTCTTAGAAAAAACTTTATGAAGGTTATAATCCCAATATTTTATAAAGAGTTTTATAAATTCTACTCTTTCTGGTTCATTATAACTTTCATCGGGATCTACAATCAATGTTTCTTGAACAGAATAGCTTTCTGGCGATTTGTCAGACAAATGAAG